ATGCAGGGCTCATTCCAGTACAAAGCCGAACGCAATGCCCGCCTCGCCGCGCTGATTGAGCTGGAGCGGATCGAGGCGAAGATCGGGCCAGAGCAACAGCGCGACGAATACGAGGCGGCAATCGAAGAATGTTTGGATAAGATCGGGATACCGGACGGCGATTCCCCTGAATTGGTGGTGGATGTTTGGGGGATTCTGTGGAGGGCGATTCATCCAGAACCCGTACCGCCGGGGTCCGCGTGAGCGGGGTCGCTGAAAACGTCATCCATTGCGGGGACGCGCTGTGAGCATTGACTACCGCGAATATCCGACCAACTGGCTATCGGACATCCGACCACGCACACTCGCGCGAGCGCGTAACCGCTGTGAGTGTTCTGGCGAGTGTGGACTCCATCCTCACTGGCGATGCCAAGAGATTCATGGGCGACGTGCGCGGTTCGCCAAGTCCAAGATCGTCCTGACTATCGCGCACATGAATCGAGGGCGCTACGGGCGGTTTCACGAGAAGTCGAATCTGAGAGCGACAGTCAAAGCAATGTGTCAAAGGTGTCATTTACGGTAGGACCTGGCGCATCACATCGAGGAAGCGCGGAAGACGCGAGAAGCGAATCGGATTGAGAAAATCAGAGAGCGGGAACGGCAGGGGCAGGAAGTGTTGGGAGTGTAGTAGTTGGCGCGGTGAATCGGGGCGCCGAGTGGGATCGGGGCATTTTACAACAGGGGTCAAGGGTGGCAAGAAAAGTAGTTGACAACGCGCGTCGCGTTGGCTTACCTGGGAGCGATTGTGGCTCCCTGGAATCGAACCGCAATCACGACAACGTAAGGTCCCTGAACTCGCCCCGCCTGGAAATCCTTCCAGGGAGCCATCCAGCCGGCAAGCGGGGGAGGGGACCCTTTTGGGGGCTCAGTGCCTGGTAAACGCCGCGACTTCGCGGGGCAGTTTGCTGTTGAGACGGTCGATTTCTGGTTGACCGATCCGCGTATCCGCGGGACTTCAGCGACGGTCAAGATTTTTCTGAAGTACACCAATCTGCTCGCAGTCAAGGAGCGTCGCGAAACCCTTCCATCGTGGTATACCGCCAGAATAATCGGCGACTTTGCCGACCTTGACCCCAAGTCGAGTGAAAAGTGCCTTGCTATCCTCAAGGAAAAATCCCTACTTGGCCAGATCGCAGACGGTCGCATAATCGTTTACGGCGTAAAGAGTAGGCACCCAAACCTTACTTGGAAAGAGGGCGACATATCCACGGATATACAGGTGCATACCGTCGCCCAAACACAAACACAAACACAAACACAAACACAAACAGAAGGCCCAACGCGCCAAAAGCGCGCGTCTTCGGCGTCTTCTGTCGCCTTTCCTGAAATCTACGAAATCCTCCAAAGCATCGACGCGAAGGGCTACCGCACTCTGAAGCCGTATGACGGCTTAGAGCGTGACCTTGCCGACCAGGTACGAAGGCTGAGCCGTGACCGCGTGGTGTCTGAAGTCAAAGCGTTGCGAACGTGGCTCGAAGCGAAATTCGCCGCCGGGCTGTTGCAACGCGAAGCCAGACACATGCCGCAACAGCGGCTTTCCCGCTGGCTGAAAAAATGCCAGCCCGGAGACGACGGCAATGGCAGAAGCTACGATACTCGGAAAGGTGATACTCCAGTCGATGCTGAACGACAGCGAATCCTCACCGAGCGATTTGGCGGTTGACGAATTCGAGCGGCAAGACCTTGAACGCAACTGGCCGATGTTCTGGTATCGCTGGTGGGATGACTGCAATATCCCGCCAATCCACCGAGACGTGCTTCAAAGCGGACTACCATTCGAGTCAATCGACGAGCGCGGTGGAGCTCTAAAGCAATCCATCGACGCGGTAAAGGATCGCCGTGGCTCGATGTATCTGTGGGGCCAGGTTGGTTCCGGGAAAACTCTCTTGGCGTGTTCGGCTCTCTACGGCGCGACGCTCACTCACGCAAGGCGCATCGAAAAGCGCGAGTGGTACAACTGCCCGATTTCGCCGTCGCATCGGTTTTCGTCCGTCCCGCACTTACTGCAACAGATCCGAAAAACCTACAGCGGCGACGGGAACGCGGACGCGATTATCGACAGACATTCCTACGCAAAACTTCTGGTCATGGATGACATCGGGGCAGAATCGCCAACGGAGTGGGTACGAGATATTCTCTACCAGATCGTCGATACCCGGTACTGCAACCGACTCCCGACGATCTTCACGTCGAATCTTCCGCTTGCAAAACTAGAGTCCCGCTTGTCAGATCGGATCGCGGACCGTATTGTCGAGATGTGCGACAGCGTCGTGCACCTGAACGTGCCGAGTTATCGGCTGAAGGCCGCGCGATGATGCGCTACTGCTTGATCTGTGGGGAATGTCTCGAGACGCACAACATCAACCGCGTGGCCTGCAAGAATCCAGAGTGCCAGACAACGCGGCGCCGGCGGGTGTGTTCTGAGGCCATGAGACTGGCAAGACGAAAGCTGAAGTTTAGAAAACTCGTGAATCGGGCGTACAGCCCAAAAGGCGAAGCGGCGTGACTGAGCTAATCATCCGCGCGCCGGGTACACCGGTGGCACAGCCGAGAACGAAAGCGGCGCGCATTGGCGCGTTTGTTCGAGTCTATACCCCGGGCGGTGCCAACGTGTGGAAGGACGTGATTGCACACTTTGCGCAACAGGCGGCCACAGCGGCAGGATGGGCCAAACCCACTGCGAGGGCTGGTCTCTGCGTGGATATCGACTTCCACTTCGCCAAGCCGTCCGGGTTTCGTAAAGCTGATCTCTGGAAATTCACAAAACCCGACCGTGACAATCTCGACAAGGCCGTGCTCGATGGTCTCGTGTGGTCCGGCATAATCCACGACGATGCCCAAGTGGTCGACGGCCGAATCCGCAAGCTGATAGACGATGACTGGCAGGGGGTAGTGATCCGGATCGCCTTCGCCGAATCTCCCGACCTGCCCATCGGCCACAAGTCCAACCCCATGCCCACCGCGCAGGAGGCGCCGGCGATATGAAAACGTGGCAGAAAGTCGTGGTTTTCGTAGGGGTTCTACTGGCCGGGTGTTTTGCTATGCTGGGAGTATACGATGCCGCAATCTTCATGCTTGTCGGCGCGATTAATTTCCTCTTGGGGTTTATCGAGACCGATGTCTAAACTCTCCCGCGAAGAGGCGGCGCGCGTGCTCATGGACGCACTGCGACCCCTACACATGCCCTTCCCCTACCACGGCGGATGGAGTCAAATCCTCGCCGACCTTGCCTGTCTGGACCGCCAGACGATCCGAAACTACGCCTGCCGCCAGCGAAAGAATGTTACAGCAAAGCGCTAAATAGTTACATGCGTTTCGCTTGACGCGGCGGTATATCCGTTGCGTGTGGATACGGACAGACCGGAAAAACAACACGATCCCAAGTGGGACGACCTCGATCTGCAAATCGTTGCGATCAAGGCGCGTAGCCCCAACGCAAAGCTCCGAGAGATTTCCGAACAGACAGGCGCACCCTCCAGCACGATCTGGGATCGCATCCAAGTCATTCGCGGCTCGGATTGGTATCGTGACGCTGTTGCTCGTGCTCAGTCTCTTGCACCCAAGGCCCTTGAGCGCGTCGAGGATGTTATCGACGACAGAGCCAACGAACGCGGTGACGGAATCGCGATGGGCGTCCTCACCGGTCTCGGCATTCTCTCGCCAAAACAGAAACACGAGCATTCCGGGCCAGACGGCAAGCCGATTGAAATCACTGGCCCAGTGTTCGTTCTGCGAGACAACGACAGCGCCACGAAAGCTCCCGACGATGATGCCAAGCCCGAATGAAGTCGAGGCCATCGTCGCCAATGCTAAATACAAGGCAAACTCTGCAAAGCAGGATGCGTTCATCGGCGCGCGCGCAGACTGGACCGTGTTCGGTGGAGCAAAGGGCGGAGGCAAATCACACGCCCTCGAAATGCAGGCCGCGCGGCACATCGACAAGCCCGGATACACGTCAGTCATTTTCCGCCAGACCGTTCCGCAGATTCGTCAGCTTGGTGGTCTGTGGGACACGGCTCTGGCAATGTATTCCTCCGTTGGTGGTGACCCAAACGAGAGCCGTCTTGAATTCAAGTTTCCCTCTGGCGCCAAGATCGGTTTCGGGCACATCGCGCATGACCGTGAGCTCGCCGATTGGCAAGGGTCGCAGATTGCGATGATCGGCGTTGACCAGGCGGAGGAATTCACCGGGCGCCAGTTGTTGTTCCTCCGTGGTCTCAACCGCCCAACATCGACCTTGATGAACTACTGCAAGGCGCATGGGATCAGGTTCACGCCGCGCATTTACGCGACATGCAACCCCGACCCCGATTGCTTTCTCCGCACGTTCATGGACTGGTGGATCGGCCTCGATGGTTATCCTATCGAAGAGCGCTCTGGCGTCATACGCTACTATGCCATCGACAACGACAAGGAGCAATGGGCCGAGTCTCTTGTTGAGTCAGAAGCGCGAGCTGAGTTGGCTTCGCTGTTTGGTGACGACGTTGGCATTCAGTCGTTCACGTTCATCCCCGCGCGAATCGAAGACAATGTTGACCTCATGCGCTCCGATCCCGGTTACATCGCCAGACTGAAGAGCATGGGCCGCGTTGAGAGCGAGCGGTTCTGGCTCGGCAACTGGAACGTGCGGTGGTCCGCCGGCGATTACTTCCGGCGCGATCAATTCAAAGTTATGGACGCGGCCCCTCCGCTGTTCGATGAGTGGCGATACTGGGATCGTGCGGCGACGGTCGGCTCGCGATCATGGACGGTCGGGCTACGCATGGGCATGGATGCCCAGGGCCGATTCTGGATCACTGACCGTATTCGCTTTCAAGCCATCGCGCAGGAGGTCCAACAGCGGATCGTCAACGTCGCGCACCAAGATGGCTATTCAATCAACGTCGGCATCGAGGGCGATCCGGGACAGGCGGGGAAGGCCGAAGCGCAGGAGTATGTCCGCATTCTGGCCGGTTACAACGTCGTCATCAACACGGTGCACGAATCCAAAGGCGCGCGCGCTCGCCCACTCTCGGCTCAGGTAGCCATAGGCAACGTGTACCTCGTTCGGGCGCCGTGGAATGACGAATTTCTGCGGGAGCTTGAAAACTTCGACGGCTCGGACAAGTGCATGGCCGATCAGGTCGACGCGGCCTCGGGCGCGTTTCACATGCTGACGGCGGTGGCGCCGCAGCCGACGCTTTCGTTCGTGGATTTCTGAGATATGAGACGCACCGACCAATTACGAAAACAACTCAACGCCGCAGCCCGCAGGGGTGACGCCCGCGCTGTAGAGCGGAGGATAGCCGAGTGTCTCGTCCATTGGTCGCGCCAGGATGCCGGGGTTGTTACTGACATCGAAAAGTCCCGCCTTCCCGGTCCGGGCGGCGTCGGGTTCATGGGCGAGTTTCCCGACATCGCAACTTACAACTACAATTATCTGGAGTCGTTCTACAAGACGAACCCCTGGGTGAATCGTTCGGTCAAGGCGATCACGGACGCGGTCGCCGCTCTGCCTCTCCGCCTCTACCGCGAGACGCGAAAGAAAGACGGCACGATTGAGCGCGAGGAAGTATTTGAGCATGAGGCATTAACGCTTTTGGATCGTCCCAATCCCGCGCAGAGTCAGTCGGAATTGACGCGGGGGCTGGTGTCGAATCGCGTCCTCTCCGGTGAGTCGTGGATGTTCACGGACGATGGAACGAAAGGCCACGGCGACCGACCGGGGAAGCCACTGCAAATCCGATCACTGCGGTCGATGACGATTGCGCCGATTCCCGATATGGTCAATCTCATCAAGGGTTATCGCTATCAGGGTGAGTCGGGCGCTACTACGACAATTGAGCCGCACTACATCGCCGGTGTGAAGTCCTGGAATCCCGAGAGTGATTACCGGGGTCTGCCGCCGATGGAGGTCGCCAAACGTCCGGCTCTGCTTGAGTACTACATGCAGGCGCACAACACTCGGTTTTTCCAGAAGGGTGGATACGTCGGTCTGTACGTCCACTCTCCGAATCCATTTTCGCCGGAGACGCGCACTGCGTTCGAGGCGACGATGCGGAAGCGGTTTCAGGGCGTCAACAGCGAGGGCGGGATTCCGATCCTCGACAACGGCGCGGAATTCAAGAACGCGATTGAGAACGCCAAGGACGGCGATTTCATTGCTCTCGACAGCATGGCGCGTGAGCAGGTACTGGCGGTGTACGGTGTGCCTCCGGTGGCGTGTGGAATCCTCGAAGATGCGAGCTATGCGAACGCCTGGCAACAAATGAAAATGTTCTATCAGTTGACGGTTGCGCCGCTGTGCGATGAGCTGTCCGATGGCCTGAATCACGGATGGCTGTATGTGTTCTGGCCAAAGGATACGGGCTTGTATTTGCAATTCGATTTGAGTGGGGTGCAGTGGCTCGGCGACGATGCGCTGACACAGGCGCAAGTCAATGCCAGTGACGTTCGCGTGGGGATCAAGACGATCAATGAAGTTCGGGCCGAGAAGGACCTTGCGCCCGTACCCTACGGCGACGATCCGCCAACTTCTGTCACTGGCTTTGGCTTCGGATTGTCGGGCGGGTCCGATGCAGACATTCACAAGTCGGGCGTCGACTGGACGAGCAAATCAACATTCGATCTCAGGCGCGCGCGTCAGAAGGAAGTCGACCGGCGCGTTGAGTCCGATATTCCCCTCATGTCCCGATTCATGATCGGATACTGGACCGGACAAGAGCATCGCATCATCGAGGCACTGAACGCACTGAAGCCGAAGTCGGGATCGCCGAGTGAATCTCCCAGTTACCAGATGGGGGATGATGGCGTGTTGACTGCCGTCGTCCCGATACGCAAAATCGACAGCGCGGATTTGCAGCAAGTCTTTGACTATGAGTACGAGGCGGCCTTGCTGCGGAAATCCGTTGAGCCGTTGATTGAGAAGATCATCGCGCGCGCGGCCAAGCAGGACCTTGTAGACATTGGATCGGATGTGGTGTTCAACGTCCAAGACCCGCGCGTCACGGCATTCATGGCCGGAAAGACCTTCCGTATGGCGCGCGATGTCAGCACAGGCACGCAGAAGGTCATCCACGACATTCTGATCGATGCGACGCTGGACAACGCGACGGTGGATCAGGTCGCTTCGCGCATCCGAAGCGTGTTCGAGGACTTTGAGCGGTATCGCGCTTTGCGTGTGGCGCGCACGGAGATGGGCGGTGCGCACAACGGCGCGGCAATCGAGGCATACGCTCAGGGCGGCGTTGAAGGGAAGGGTTGGGCGTCAGTCATCGACGACGCGACGCGTGAGAGCCATGTCGAGATGGACGGGACGGAGATTCCACTGAGAGACGATTTTATGATGAGCACCGGCGCGACTATGCAAGGGCCCGGTGTTCCCGGTGCAGGCGGGGCTGGTCCAGAAGACGTTGTGAATTGCCGATGCGCACTTTATGCGGTGATGGGGGTGGAGGCGCTATCATGATCACTCTACCTCCGCCAAATCATGCTGAGATGATTCCTCCGAGACGAGTGCACGACCCGCATCAGGTTATTCTATGGAGTGCAAGTTTCTACGAGGAAGACTACCAGCCGTCGAAGTTGCTATGCGTGATCACGGTCGGATTCTGGTTGGTCGTCGCGCTTTACGCGGTGATGGCATAGAGGAGGACGCTGTATGTATGGTCTTGTAGACAAGTTCGCTCAAATGATCCCGGTATTGATATTTGCCGCTGTCGTGATTGCCCTTGTGTGGGCACATGGCTGGACGCACGACAAGAAAGACGCCCGCGAAGAGATGGGCTTCACGGAGAAACTCGACTGATGCCCACGACAGCCACCGTCCAGACGAAAGACATCATTGCCAACCCACACTGCAAGAGGTGTTGGGGCAAGGGATACGCCTACATCACCGCGAATCACGAGCGGCGGGCAGTGATGTGTGGATGCGCAAGGGCTGTCAAGCAAACGGTGAGGGCGGCGGAATGAAGACGGTAACATGCGAAGTTCTTTGCATGACGACAGAAGATATGCTGCGACTGTTGGCCGACGCCGGTTGTTGCGTGAGTCTTGTATACGGAAGGTCCGGCGATGATTACGTGGGATGGAGCGTGAATGTTATGAGCAGGAAGGGATTGGATTTTGACGCGCCATTCATTGCTGATGGCGTTCATGGTTGCGTCTGCATCGCGTACACAGAAGCGAAGGAACGTAACTGGTTATGACCTAATCGAATTCTGACAGCGAACCGGGTAGCTCCCGGTTAATCGCACCGCGAAATCTGAGGCCCGAATCCTCTGCCCTTCCTCAGTGGGGCAGAGTGAGACGGGCCTTTTTGCGGAGAGGAACCATAGATGCCAAGCGAAATCAAGAATCAGGATTACGTCTTCAAGTTCGCGCCGGTCTTCAAGGCGGCGAGTGATGTCGAGACAACGGGAATCGTCCGGGGGTACTTATCGACGATCGATCTCGACGAATTTGACGACATCATTCTTCCGTCCGCATACGAGAAGACCCTTCCGCGCTTCCGCATTTATCCCGCGATGACCTTGAACCATGATTACGACAACGCGATAGGTACGTACGATCCCATCGAAATTGACTCGAACGGTCTGCATGCCACTGGTCATATCAGCGCCAGCGAGCCGGGCATTCGCACGAAAGTCAAAGAGGGAATTCTCCGGGGATTCTCCATCTCCGGCGTCGTTCGCTCGGCCACGAGGAAGGCCGACGAAATCCTTTCTGCATTATCGGCCATCGGGAAAACGGACCTCGTTGAGAAGGTACAGATGGCCCTCAACAATCCGTCCCGATCCATTCGCATGATCACCGAGATCGAGCTTTACGAGGCATGTCTTTGCTGGCTCCCGGCCAATAGAGAAGCCCGGATCAGTCTTGCACGCTCGCTCGCCAGCGCGATGAGCAATGGTGAGATCACCCATACACGATTCACCAAATCACCAATCGAAAAGGAGGGCATGACTATGCCACCCACCGAAGTCGACGCGCTGACGAAAACCGCGATCAGCACGGAAGTCGGTCTGATGAAGACTGACATCAAGGATCACATGAGCACCATCGTCAAGGAGCATGTTGACGCGAAGTTTCTCTCGCTGTCGCAGGCGAACACCGAGATGATGAAGCTCATGAACGAAGTGAAGGACAAGTCCGGCACGTTCGTTTGCGAGTCGGACTGGAAGGTCTTCAAGGACAAGGTTGCAGCCGACCTTGCGCCGCTGGCCGAGTTCCTGCAAACGTCGCGCAATCGCGGCGGGATGTTGCCGTGGGCCATCGAGACCGACGATCTGTCGGAGCTTCTGACCCGCACGAACATCACGCATGACGAGGCGAAATTCTGCGAAGAGATCGGGGCTGACCCGATCATCGTTCGGATGCAGACGTGCAACCCGAAGAATTTCTCCGAGGGTATGGCAGACGGCATCGCTAAGTGGCAGGCGGACGCGCAGGAAGTCGCCATGATTCACGGGCTGCTCTCGCGCACGTCGGGATACCGCGACCGTGGCGGCATCAAATCGCTGAGGCGTTACAAGCGCCTGCGCGAGACGTTCGGCAAGATCCAGAAGGGCGTGGGCATGGATACTGCGACTGCCGGCGAGGGCTTGGAGTGGGTGCCGACTGTTATGTCGGGCGAAGTGCTGCGCCGTATCGAGAACGAGGCGGTCGTTGCCGCGCTATTCCAGCGCGCGACAATGCCGTCCGCTTCTTGGCCGTGGCCGATCATTGGAGCCGGAGCCGTTGGCTATGTCATGCCGCAGTCAACGACCGATGCCGTTACCGCACTCATCACGTCGTCAGTTGTCGGGACAACGAGCGCCACGTTCACGGCGATCAAGATGGGGATATTCGTCCCGGTCGCCTCTGAGTTGACAGAGGATGCGATTGCCGGAAACCTGTCGATCATCACGAATGAGATCGTTCTCGGGGCCGTTCGCAACCTCGAAAACGCGATCATCAACTCGGACAGTACCAACCAGACCGCGGCTTCGGCCAACCAGGACAATGACATCTCGACCGCCTACGCCATCGAGAAGTTGTTCGCTTCGGGTCTGCGCAAGAAGGCGCTGACCGGAACGACAACCGACGGGGGCGCGACCATTCTCAACGCCGACATGCTGCGCGAAAATCGCAAGAACCTCGGCAGTGGAAACGCGAAGTCCG